NGTAAAAAAATTGGAAACAGTAATACAAATGTTATAAGTTCTTATGGTCGGTGGACTTACGAAACCGGTAAAGATGGTTTTGATAATGATTGGTATGTTGATTTTTGGAAGAGACAGAATCAATCTGAGGGATATTTTTCGCCTATAAATTTTTATTTTAGAAGAACAGAAAGAATAGGCACATCTGTTTTTTTTAATTATCTTGGAATTTATATTAAGTCTGATTATTTTTTCAAGAATAGTAGTGGGAATGAAATAAAGATATTAGAGGGGAAAGCAAACGAAAATTATTTATATTCAAAAAATGGTATTATATACAAAATAGATTCTTCTTATATTGTTGGTATTATAATCAATGGATATTACAAACCATTTATAGTAGAAAGCGATGGTATATTTGGTAAGGTAGGCTCTGCATATACCACTTTAATCTTTTCTTCTCCTAAAATCTCAAAATACAATGCCTTATTAACACTGAACAAAGACACTGGTAATATGTATTCTGAACACGGTCAAATACGATGGCTTCCGTTGACATTATTAGCCGACGGTGTTGAGAAATATACTCACAATGAAGTACTTAATCCTATTTTCGTTTATAGAAATCTTTTGCATTTTGGAGATAAGTTCAATGATAAGAAATATCTATATTCTTATAATCTGGATTCAACTCAATTTAAATGTAATATAGTAGATGATACTTCTTTAACTTATCCTATTACAATGAATAAATTTTTAGAAAGTTCCTTACTTTTAAATCTTGAAGAAACTAAATCAGAATTATATGAAAGAGTTGCGGATATGGTTAGTGGTAACCAAATAGTTGAATTGGGTTATTATTTGAAATCTAATATTTCTGATTGGGAGAGTGTGGAACAGCAGTATATTATTCATAAATTGAATACCCCTAAATGCCCTAAATATAAAGTTGTTATAGATGATACTTCAACATTAAAAATTAGATATTATCGTTATGCTATGGTTTATCGTTTTGTAAGCGGTCAGAAAACTTTAATTGGAATACAAACAGAACCAATAAATATCGGAGCTGTTAATAGTTATGCTATAGATGTTTATGGACTTGACTTGGGAGATTATTACAGCACAGGCACAGCGGATGATGATGTTGAGGCAATAGAAATTTATAGACAGGATAGTTCAAATGGTATTACTTGGGACGAGTTGCCATTTTTAGTGAATACAATAACTGATTTTGTAACTCCTGTTACAAATTATTATGACAAAAAAGCAAATGCAGAATATATACCAAAATCTTATTATCAAGAAACGTTATCATCAAGAAGATTCAAATTCAATCAATTTTTAGTACATAAAAACCAGTTTGTTATGATAAATAAACTTGATGAAGAAAATAGTAATTTGCTTATGCATTCAGCAATAGATAATCCTGAAAATATACCACCCGATAATGTACGCCCAATAGAAAGTGGAGATGGAGATACTTTAGTTGCCGGTATATCGGTAAGAGATTATTGTTATTTATTTAAACAGGGTAAGATATATGCTATACTTGGTGAAGTTGATAGAGGTCAGTTGCTTGATATATCTAAAAAAATAGGTTGTCAAAATCCCAACCTCATAGACGAATTAAATGATATTGTCTATTTTCTTAATCAGTATGGTATATATCATATTGCAGGTAATAGGGTTATGAATATAGAACACGAGAGATTGAGAGATTATTTTGATACTAAGAATCCGGACAGTATAAATTTTAGTGCAATAGATAAAGCATTTATCGAGGTTGACTGGGCAAAATCGGAGATAAAATTCCATATTCCGATAGGGGATAGTATAGAAAATAATCGTATTTTTCTATATAATCAGAAATATAATTACTGGAGAGACTATGAATATTACGATCCTATTATGGATGAGAATAGCTTATTTGATATTCAGACAAATAAATTCAAAACTTTATTAAGTGCTGTTAGAACTAATGGTGATGGGACATCTGAACCAAAAATATTTGAACTTATGAAAGAGAATAATGATGATGGACATAAGATAAAATGGAAAATTAAAACAAAGGCGTTTGATATAGGTACTGTAGGATTCAATAAAATTTATAAGCTTATAAGAATTGCCGGTAAATATTTTACTGATGTTGTATTAAATTATACTATTGACAATGACTATAGGTGGGGTGAACCGAATATCAGGAAAGCAAAAAATATTCATATTGCTGAGACTATGATTTATAATGGCATTGGCAAAAAAATGGAGGTTGAAATATCAAGTGAAGATGCGAATCGAAGCCCTGCGGAAATTGACGAGATTGTTATAGGTTACGATAAACTGGCGAGGATGCGGTAATGCCTGATTATAAAAATTTACAATTAAACTTAAAATATATTGATTCTGAAATGACTGATGAAGAAAAGGTAAATATTTATAATGAGAATTTGAAATTGATTATTGAAAACTTGAGAATTATAGACTATAATATAAGAGAGGTTTGATAATGGCAAAACCAACAGAGGACTTTGATTATCTGGTTTACAGAGCGGATAGTGTACTTATAAAATTAGCTTTTTTTGATTTAAATAGAGAACTTGTCAATTTATCTGTTTTTAATTTGAGATTTACATTGAGAGACGAATATGAAAATCAAGATTCAGTTATACAGAAAACAAGGATTAGTGGAGTTCCAAACGGGATATATTTATCTGTTGATAATCAGGCAATAGATTATAACTTGACTGAAATCAATCAAATGGCTATATTGTTAGATAGCGACAATACTAAAGTTTTGAGATCAGATATTTTTCCTTTCGATGTAGAATTTAGTAAGATTGATAAAGTTTATACAGCTATAAGAGGAAACCTTATTTTTAGGAAGGATATGACAAGAAATGCTTGAAGAAGAAGAATTTAAGGAAGTTTTTATTGAAGGCTTGAAAGACGATGAAGGAGTTTTTCAGAAAGCAGTTATAAGAGATATATTAATTGATATACCGTTAAATTTATTTGATGGTTATGGTATGTATTATGGTACGAAGTATGGATATAGGTTATGATTAAAGGAACTTTTAAAGAGCGGGCAATAAAGTTATGTAAAAATAGAATGAAGAATGTAAAATGTGGCGATGTTGGGCAGGCAAAAAAAGTTTTAGATTCTATTAAAAATTTGACAGACAGAAATAAAATTTTTGATATTATGGTAAAATATCATAATGATTCTTTCGGGAAAAATATTAAGCACAATAATTTTTTATCCCGATATTTTGATAAAGATGAAATTAAAGAAGGAAAAAGGAAATTAAGAGGAGTATAAATTATGGCTATAACAGCACATTATGGTTTTGGAATATGGCAGTTAAACGAGACACCTTTTGCAGAACTTACTGATATTTTACCTGATGGAACAGAGAATACAAGCGGTCTTTGTTTAAATGATAATTGGCGTGGTATAGATACTCAACTTTGGAATATTCACGAAGGGCTTGGAATGAATTTACAGTTTGTCAAGCCATTTACAGAGGATTATGGTCTCTGGACATTTGACGATACTGGTGAAGCTAAAAAAGCATTAATGCTTGAGGGGATAGATGAAGTCAGGCTCGTTACTTCAAGTGACATTTTGGCAACGCAATCCTATGTTCAGCAGTTTGCACAGGGAGTCGATTGGCAAAAAAGCGTATTGGATAAAGATTTAACTGCACCTCCAGGAAGTCCGTCAACAGGAGATAGGTACATTGTAGCAACTGGCGGTACTGGAGCTTGGGCTGGACACGATGATGATATAGCAGAATGGAATGGTACTGCTTGGGAATTTACTACCCCGAATGAAAGCTATGCCTGTGGTGTAGAAGATGAGGATACATTTTATATTTATAATAGTACTGCTTGGGTTAAGATGGCAGGAATATTTAATCACAATGATTTATCTAATATTTTTGGAGATAGTGCAGGTTATCATTTAAACCAAACGGATTATGATAATTTAGTTGATACTAATGCACAATTAGCAGATTTGCATACCGACGGTTCACCTTTATTCGCAAACCTTGATTTAACAGGGGAATTAAGACTTGATGATAATAAACCATTGTATCTTGATACTGCAAATACGAAATCTTTGAAATGGGGTTCTGTAAATTCAAGATTTGAATTTAATAGTAGTTTAAGAGTTGCTGAAAATTTACAACTTTTAAATAATTACAGTTTATTTCTTGATACTGCTGTAACTAAAGGCTTAAAATGGAATTCTGCATCTGTACGATTCGAGTTCAATGATAATTTATATGCACCGTTTTATTATGGTGATGGTTCAAATTTAATAAATGTTGGAATTGGTACTCCTGTCAGAGTATCATTAACAGTAAAAAATGCCTCTGGAGCAACAATAGGAAAAGGACTTCCAGTATATGTTTCAGGTGCATCAGGTCAATTACCTACGATTGAAATTGCAGGTAATACAGATTGGGATAAAACACATGTAATCGGAATGACTGCTGAATCTATACCTAATCTTGCGACAGGTTTAGTAGCTATGAGAGGCGAATTGACAGAGGTTAATACTTCTGGTGGTGCAGAGAATTGGAGTGATGGTGATTCTTTATATTTAGCTGCGAATAATTATGCCGGTTCATCTTTGACAGCAATTACAAATGTGATTCCTACAACAGGTCAAATAGTTCATTTTGCACATGTAAGTTTTGCTAATGCAGCTACTGGAAAAGTAATTATTCAAACACATAGAACTCAAGAAATTTGTGCCCCTTCAGGGATAAATTTATTATTGAGAATGGGTGATAATGCAGGAGTTAATAAAGTTTTATTTAAAGATTATAATAATGTTGAAAGAGGTTCAGTAGATTCTGATGGATTAGCAACTTTTGAAAATTTTTATGGTGCAGGAGCCACATTCACTGAGGATTTATTTCTTGGACATAGTAGTACAACTGCTGGTATAATAACTTTTTTTGATGGTACAGGTTATAATAAGACTTTGAAATATAACGATACATTAAGTAGATTTGAGTTTAATACTGCATTAAATATTAATGACGAGCTTACCTGTAATAGTCTTGGTCTTAATAGCGGTGATATTACTGATGTAGCAAGTTTAGAAGTCAATGCACAGTTAAGTATTTATGGAAGTCAGAAATTTGGTGATGACAAAAAATTATATTTCGGTACTGATGATGATATAGAAATGTTTTGGGATAGTGCAAATAGCTGGTTAAGTGTGTATGGAACAGGGTTCTGGCTAATGGATTCACCTTCTTTTAATTACTATTTTGGAATGGACTCAAGTGGAATTTCGACAAGATTTAGAGTTGGGGCTGGTGTAGGTAATTGGGCTGAATGGTGGATGTCTAAAAGTGGTACTTTCTTAGATTTTTATTTTGGTGGTGGTTCATCTGGAGGAGCTGCTGGATTTAAAAGATTAGGTCTTTATGGTACAAAAGATACAGCGAAAGATTATAGATTAAAATTATGGGATGAGGACAATACTACTTATTTTCAACTTGGCAGGGTCAGTGGGATATGGGAAAGCAATAAAGATATTAACTTGATTGGTTCAGTACTTAAAGTTGGGGACACTCAAGTTGTGGGGGCACAGGGAGCAACTATATCAGACCCTTCGGGAGGAACAACAATAGATGCAGAGGCAAGAACAGCAATAAATGCAATTATAGATAGATTGCAAGCACATGGTTTAATAGCATAATGGAAGAAATAATAAGACAACTTTGTATCGATGTAGCAGTCCTTAAGACTAAAGTTGATTTGTTAATCAATGCTAATTTTGGTTTTATTGGGGTTGCCATGATATTTGTTGTTAAAGGTATGGTTAAGGCAGGAATAAGTTATATCAAAAACGGAGGTAAAAAGAATGGGCAAAGATAAAAAGAAATTTAAAATGACAAAAGATGAGCGGGACAAACTTGCTGATTTTCGTAAAAAGATTGATGGTTTGACTATGATGATAGGCAAATTGAGAATTGATTATAATACGGATGAAGTAGCAATAATGAGACAAATTGCAGATGAGAACAGGAAACTCAACGATTACTTAACATATGTTAAGAAAAATCATAATATAAGTAATATTCAATCTATTGATTTTAATAGAAACCGAATCATATCAAAATGAGGTGATATTATGCCATTACCAATAGCAGCAGCCTTGGGGATACAAATTGGACAGGGCATTTTTTCCTATTTATCTGGCAAAAAAGGACAGGAGAAAAGTGCAGCACAGATAAAATCATTGATAGAATTAATGCAGTCTAAACCAACAGAAGCTCTAAAAGGAATATCAGAGATTTATGGGAGATTAAGAGAGCAAGCAAAAAAGGATATTCAAGGAATTTTTCGAACTCAAGCAAAAGAGCAGGAGCGTAGATTTAGTCAAAGACGATTACTTGGTAGTCCTGTAGAACTTGCAGCAGGGCGGAAATTAAGTAAAACAGAAGCGGCTGAGCAATTAAGAGCAATGACTTCTATACAAAGGCAAGAAATGCAGGAAAAATTTAGAGTAGAGCAGGCACATGCTCAAAGAATGCTCGCAATGGCACAAATTATACCAAGTATTCAAAAACAACTTGCAGTAGGAGACCCATTTGCAGATTTACTTGGTACTATTGGAGCACCGTGGGCACAATGGGCGGAAGAAGAAATTGGCAGGGGTTTAGTAAAAGCATTTGAAGGTTATAAACCTAAAACTACAAAAAAAAATACTATAGAAGAAGAATTAATGAGACCAATTCCTTTAGCTTAAAGGAGTAAAATTATGGCAGACAAAATAGCAAAAGCGATGGTTGGCAATCCCGATAAAAAATTATTCGGTGGCTATACATTACGAACCTTGATGAATAGTATTTTAGTTCAGGGTAGTCAAACTAATGCGCTTGATTGGTTAAGTAATATATTCCCGGAAAAAGAAGGTGGAATAGGTGCAGTAAAAGGAATGACCCAAGAGGATTGGAATACTCTGAATAATGTTATAGCAGATACATTCGTGGAATATGCAAAACGACCACACAAATTTCCGAAAGAGGAAATAAATCCAAAATTATATAATGATTTAATGGAAACAATGAGAGAATGGAAAATAAAACAGAGAGATTTAAAGCCTGAGGAATTTCGTAAATGGTTGAAGGAGTAATATTATGGTAACACCGTTAGTAGAAGCATTTGCAAAACCACCCACTGCTGCTGAAAGGTGGGGTAGAGGAATCGCAGGGGCATTGATTGGTACAAGGGCAGGAGCAGAACAAGTTATGAGAGAAATCGCTGCTGATGATTGGGCTATTAGTCCTTATCGCCGATGGCTTACAGGTTTAGTTGGTGGGGATATAGGAGAATATGAATCTAATTTAAGAAAAGCTGAAACTGAAATGAATAGTCAAAAATCAAGAGTTGAAGAATATAAAGAACTTTTAAAAAGAGGAGAAACAGTATTACCGACAATAAATGCAGGTAAATATTTAAAAAGAGTTATACGGAGTGGAGAGACAGCAAGTCAAATTGCTTTAGATATTTCTAAAAGACTTAATGTTCCTTTAAGTGATGAACAGAAAGAAAAATTACCTTCTGAAATATCAGCAGGTAATACGATTAGTGCAAATAAAAATTTTGCTGGGGTGGTAATGGAATTAGTAAATACAGCAAATAAAAGAGCTGGTAAAAGTATAAAAGAAGAACTTGAAGATGCAGAAAATTTATTTACAAGTTCAAGAAGCAAATATAATAAATCAATAAGAAAATTTAACGAAAAGATACCAAAAAAAACCGACCTTGAAAAAATGACAGGATTATCACTGTCAAGAACAAGAGCAATGTATAGAGGAGTAGGTAGAGAAAGCCCGGAGGAGCGAATGGCAAAGCAGACATTGCTGAAAAGGATTTTTTCTAATATAGATGGCTTAAAAAAACAAAGGTCGGTTGTTCCAGTTGTTGAAATTGAAGGTGAAAAAATAAATTTGGATACTAATTTAGCACAGATTTTAGAACATTTAGACGCTCAAGTTATGAATTTAATTAGTCCACAAATGAGTTATTCACAAGCATTGACTTATTCAAGACCTATCTTTTCTGCTTTATCAGATATGTGGAATGTTAAGAAAATAAAAACTGAAGAAGCAGTAATTCCTATTCTTACAGGATTAAGAAAAAAAAGAGCGTTCGTTATACCTAAAACTCCGGCGATAAAAAGAGTAATTGGTGAACCAGTAATTAAATTTGACTAATATGATATGGCAAATATTATTATTAATGAGTTTAAAAGACGCTATCCTGAATCCTATCCAGAAAAGAGCGATACTTGGATATGGGAAAAGTTAAAGAATCCTACCAATTTTAAAAAAGCTTTCCCTGAATTTATAGATTATACCGACAAAAAAATATTGACTAATCTAAGGAAATATGATCCTACAATCAGGATTGAAGAATACTTACCGGCAGTTTCTAAAGAGAGAATAAATTATGAAAAGATAGGAAGGGAACTTGGAATCAAGGTCAAACCTGAAGCAACTAAAGAAGATGTTGAAATGATAAAAGAAAATATAACTATGATAAAAGAAAAGATAGACTGGAGAGTGCCGGAAGCATTAAAAGAGAAAGTTGGGAAAATAGAGATAACAGAGCCCGATAGAATTAAGCAAGGAATAATTAATTTAGAAAGAAGAAAACAAATAGAGATAGATGAAGAGATATTCAAAAAATTAAGTGAAAGAGACAGAAAAATATTTTGGAAAAGAAGAAAATCAAGATTATCGACAATTACAGATATTATGGATAGTTTTTCAGGTGGTTTTTCAGGTGGTTTTATTGGTAAAGATACAACTGATTATAAACCGAATAGTGATATATATAAATTTTATAATGTGATTGGTAATATAGCTGGTTTTAGCACTTCATTGTATTTATTAAAACAACTTGCAGTTGTACCAATAATTGTAAAATCATTTAAGACTATGCCATTTTTAGCAAAATTGACTCCGAATATGTTAAAATGGGTTACAAGAATGGCAACAGAAGGTTTTGCCTGGGCGGTTAAAGGAATAAGTGATCGGGCTATAAAACAAGTAAGGGAAAAGAGATTTGATGCTCCAGACTTATTGAAAGTTGGAATAAGTAATTTTGGTTTCGGTGCAGTTCTTGGTAGATTACCAATAAAAAAATTTATACCTCGACATTTAGCTGCTACTGGTGTTAGCGGTGGTTGGGCTGTAACTTCACAATTAATTAAAGATGGTAGAATAGATAAAGAAGATTTACTTTCTATTCTATTAACAATGGGAGTTGTCAATTTATCTCAATTAAGTAGAATGGGAACTGATAAAGCTATTTATAATGCTATAAAAAAATCAAGAATACAAGAAACTTTAAAAAAGAATCTATTAATAAAATTGGCTGAGCGAGGTAATTCACCAGAAGCACAAAAAACAATAGCAAATTTTGCAATGACTGGAGGTAGAGGTAAAGAAGTTGAATTAGTTAATCCTGTACAAACCGTTTTTATGTTGAGGTTTGGACAACTATATTCTAAAGTTCATAATAAATATAAGAAACGATTTGCAGATTTATATATGAGAAGAATGAAAACTTATTTGGATAAGAAATTACCGACACACGAAGCAGCAGACAAAGCCTTTCAGGAAATAGAAAATATTTTATTAAGATATAAGGATTATAGAAATAGTGCGATGTTAACAAAAAATTATATAACAAGATTCGTTTATGAATTAAAGAAGGGTAATCCAATAAAGAAATCTTTAGAGAATACAAAAAGAATAGTAAAAGAATTTGCGGATTTTCGTAAAATAGCTGTAGATATGAAAAAATTTAGAAAGACTGATATTTCAATGTTAAATAGATTAAGAGGATTAATAGGTAAAGATAAAGTAACAAAAAAGGATTTAGCTAAATTATTTTTAAGAGAAAAAACAAAAATTACAGAGAAGATTTTTTCTAAATTATCAAAAGAACAAATTAAAAATTTAAAAGTTGAATTTAAAAAGACTGCACCTATTGTTGCAAAAAGCACTTCAATACAGGAAGCAGAATTTTTAGCAAGGCAGAGATTGATAAGAAATACTACGAAATTAGCAATAGAGAGATTAGATATAAAACCAGAAACAAAAAAAGAAGCAATTAAATTTGTTGATAATAGAATAAATCAAGTAATAAAACAATTTAAAGATGCTAAAAAACTCAGTAAAGAAGGAATCAGGATAAAAGAAATTTCACCGTTACAAATGGTAACAGAATTAGAGAGGAAAAAAGATATAAGTACTGCTTATAAAAAATTAAGTGAAGGTTTATATAAAGAACTTAAGAATTTTAAAACATTAACTAAAGATGAAAAGACTGGAATATTGAGCAGTTCTTATTTGGGGACTTGGTTAAAGGGAAAAGGTTTATTGCAGGAAGGAAGAAAAATAACCGATATAAAAGAATTTAAAAAGTTTTTACCATTCTTTGAAAAAAGAGAAATAAACGAAATTAATTTTGTAGCGAAACGACTTATTGGAATAACTAAACAAGAAATACCACCGCAATTAATGATTCATACAGAAGGGAGACCATTAGGCGTTGGAGTTACATCACCAATTACACCTGCGGATTATACATTATCTAAATACGGATTAACTTTTGCTGCCGATGAGATGACTGATGCGATGACAGCCCCTATGATTGCTTCGGAAATGAAAAGTATATTTATAAACAAATTAATGAAAGAACATAAAAAATTAGCGAAGGTGAATAAGATAAATTTTAAACAGAGTCTAAAAAATCTATGGGAATATATGGATAAAGGTGACTTAGTTAAAGATAAATTAAATAAATTTGAACTTGACAAAGCTAAAATATTGAGAACAGAAACTTTAGAAATGTTTGATAAAGTAAATTATATAAGAAGAATGGCAGGGCAGAAAGAAATATTGAGATTGAATGATTATATTACTCATATTTTAAAGCCCACTATTCTAAATGATATATATACAACTGGAACTATACCAGTACAATTAGCAAAGGCTATGCGTTACATACCAACGAGAAGTTTATTTTTAAGAACAGCACAGCATAGAGTTGATAAATTGTTAGATCATTTAATAATTAAAGACCCGTATAAATCTATGAGGGCTATGTATTCAATAAATTTACGATATATTTATACAGCAAAGGCTATGCAAAGACTACAACCAATAAAGTATATAATTCAGGATAGCTCTAAATTTGATGCAACTGTTGTAAGATTTATGGAAAATCAGATGAGAACATTGGCTAAAAGACCCTTGAAATTTGAGGAAAATATAAATAATACACTTGAGAATTTATTTTCCGGTACATTAAGAACTATGGGTATGAAGATATCTAAAAGACCGTGGCGAGATACTGTCAATTTAGTCTCTGCTCTGTCTCATTTAGCTTATCTTGATATGAGACCAAAATTCTTTATTAGGAATGTAGGCGGGCAAGGAGCAAGTGTTTGGGCTATGGAAGGAACAGCAGCTTTTACTTGGGCTATAAAACATATGTTCAGTAAAAAAGGAAAAAGAATCTTGAAACTGATAGGTGAATATAAAACAAGAATACCTATGGAAGCTGCCGAAAAGTCTTTTATGAACAAACTATGGAGAGGGGCTTTTTTGAATGTATCTGCTTCAGATAATCTTAATGTAAGAACAGCAATTCTTGCTTCTTTTTATAGAGGCATAAAAAGATTTAAGAATGTGAGATTGGCAGTGGAATATGCACAACGGGAATTTCGCACAACACAGTGGAGTTATTTAAGAGTTAATTTACCCCCTATTCTTCAATCAGATACAGGTAGAATGGCATTTATGTTTTCTTCTTGGACTTTAAATAACTATTTCAGAAGAATACCGGAAATTATAAGACGGGCTTTTAAAGGCTATGATGTTTGGGGCAATAAAGTTGGACTTACTGAAAGATTAGCTCTTTTTAGATTTATTACTTGGGGAGCAGCCTCTCAATCGCTAAAACTGGCTAATGTAAATTTTATGTGGCAATTATATCAAGCACAGGGATTGACAACACCACCCGGTTTTGCACCGATTTTGAGAGGAGCTTGGTATTTAAATAGAACTATTATAGATTTCGCTAATGGCAGGGACAATTTAGCATATCAAAATTGGTATTATACAAGGCAATATTTTAAAGGATTAATCCCTTTTTATTATACTGGTAAAGATATTAAAGATGTAGCTACTGGAAAAAAACCTTATAAATCATTATTCTTTTATCAATATAAATTTGAGAAAAAACCGAAAACAATAGAACAGATTCAGCAGAGAAAAATAAAAAAGGAACTTGATAGTATGAAAAAGACTAAAAGTCTAATAAAATTACAGCAGAAAAGATTAATAAAAGAATTAAAGGGATTAAGATAAATGGCAGATTTTGAAATAGCATTTAAAAAAACATTGCATTTTGAGGGCGTATATTCTAATCATAGATTAGACAGGGGTGGTAAAACGAAATACGGTATAACTGAAAAAGTTGCAAGGCATTGTCAATATGTAGGTAAAATGAAAGAATTACCTTTACAAGTTGCAAAAAATATTTATGAAACTGAATATTGGGATAAATTAAGTCTGGATATATTCCCTCAGGATATAGCAGATGAGTTATTTGATACTGCTGTAAATTGTGGAATTAGAATTGCCGGTAAATTTCTGCAAAAATCAATTAACATATTGTGTAATACAAAATTAAAAGTTGACGGTATAATCGGCACAAATACAATACGCTATATAATTAACAACCGAGCAAATATTAACGAAAAACAATTATTGAAATGCCTTAACGGTTTTCAATTTATGCGTTATATTAATATTATTAAATTTAGAACATCACAAAAAATATTTTTCAAAGGTTGGTTAAAACGAGTATGATAGGCTTAATTATAGCAGGTATCATTCTCCTTGCAGGAGTGATATATCTATACAAGAAAATTACAGGAGGTGTGTAATGAAAGCATTTTTTTGTAGTAAAGGAAAGTTCTGTCCACCTTATTTCTGGATAACCGTTTTTCTTTTGGTTGTACTTGTAATGTTTACACTGAGATTATTCAGTATAGGCAATTTCTCCGATGGTATAATCTTGGGAGTTCTTGCCTTCGTTGAAATATGGATTTTACTCTATGACCACAATAAGCGAAAGAATAACGGTGTATAGTAATGAAATGGCTAAAAAAGTTCTGGTGGGTTTTTGTTGCTTTAGTATCCGGACTCGTTTACATTCTTATTAAAGCTACAAACCAAAATGAGAATGGTAAAGTACGAGATGTACTTGATAAAATAAATATAACAGCAGAAAAAAAATTGAATGAAATCAATGAGAGGAGGAAAAAAAATATTGAAGATATTAAAAATATGTCTGATAGTGAGCTTGATAATAAGTTACACGACATTCTCAATGGCTTATGACTTGAGTTGTCTTGACAGGGAAACGAAAGAAAAACTTACAATGAAATTGAGTAACTACTCCTCAATGTCTAATGAGATGATGGTCTATAAATGGAAGTCAAATAATCTTGAAAAATTGATTAATAAAGAGATTAAGAAAAAAGGTAAATGGGATAAAAATAAAGGATGGGTATTTTTCTTTATCGGCTTTACTACTGCGATATTATCAGTTTGGGGGGCGGGGCAACTTCAAAGGTAACTTATAATTCAAATCGATTATAATTTTCTCATTATATTTCTTCCAGCACCAGTAACCGTATTTTCTTCTGATACTGTATTTATTTTTTAATGGTCGGTTACATCTTTTGCAGATTGTTGTCATTTATCCACTTTCTCATCAGTTCAATTAAAACTGATTTATATGACCTTTTCTTTTCTCGGCACTTTGTCTTGAATTGTGAATATATACTTGTACTTTCTTTAGCTAATCTGGTAAGAATATCGTAATATTCTTTTTGTGCCTTTTTCTTTTGCTCTTGTGTTATCAATATTTTAACTTACCTTGTACTACTTCGGCATAAATTCTTTGTTTTGCTATCTCGCAATACTTTTCGTTTATCTCTATTCCTATCCATCGACGGTTTAGTTTTTCACAAGCTACTGCTGTTGTGCCCGAGCCAAGAAATGGGTCAAGGACTAAATCGTTTTTATTTGTAAATCGTCTAATCGTTTTTATCATCATTTCAATTGGTTTTGGAGAAGGATGGTTAGGTTTATCTTGCCTTATAGAAAAAGCAATATAATTCTGCCCTCTTTTTATTTTACCAAATAATATTCCTGTAATAACATTTTCAAAACCTACTTTATTGAAAGTCATACCATTTTTATTAAAATTGTGCATTATTCCTTTATATTCATTTAATTCATTTATACATTTTGCAATATTATTATCACCACAAGTAATCTCTCCACCGTACACTTTATTTTGAAAAAAGTTAATAAAAAAATGACTAAATTCATTGTCCCATTCTGCTTTATTTATCCCATAAGGTGGGTCTGCAAAGCCAAAATCAGCTTTCTCTTTTACCAATGGTAATAAATCAAGATTGTTCCCAAAAAATTGCTTCCCAAGTTCCGTCTCATAATATAGATGATTCTCTAATTTCAAAAAAATACCTCATCTTTATCTTTAGCTATTTTGCTTTTTAAATCTTTCAACCATTCGATAAATGCCGGTGTTTTTATATAATATGTACGGGATTTTCTTAATGCTCTTAATTTAACAAACCGGGTTATGAATCCTTTAGTTTCAGTTTTACTGCCAGTCTCTAATATATCTTGAATATCACCTATTGTGTATTGGTTCAGATTCAGGAACAGTGAAATTTTCTCTATATCCCAATCTATTAATTCTTGTAATTTATGTTTATCACTTATAGAATTCTCTTGTCTTTTTTGATCTGAATAAGACAAATAATCTAAACAATTTCTTGAATATTCTTGGTTTAAATAATCCACAATGAACTTGATATGCTGTTTCTCAACTACAATATTCTCACTGCTCTTATCTACACTATATAGCCTGCAGGCTAAAGCTATACCCATTTTAGCAAGTTTTATTCTCATCTCCGCACCGGTAACCAGTGGTATATTATAACTATACATTTTATCAAGCTCAATAGATTTTTTTAATATGAAATCCTCTGTTTCTTCGGTGAACTTTATGTTATCGGGCTTACGACTCCAGGCAAACATTACAAGTGAATGACACAAATCTTTTTTATATTTCTGTCTCATAGTTGTTTTGTGATATTTTTTATTTATGACATCTATTGGGACATCATCTTTAGCCACCCCCACCACGAAATCAAGTCTCGATATATCCTGAAGTCTGTGAAATATCTCTTTAATACTTTGTATTCCAAAACTATACCTTTTGAGGTTGCCTCGTTTCGGGTTAGTTATCCATATTACTCTTGTCTTTGCCATAGTCTTTTCTTTTTGACCCATCTTAACAATTTCAGCAATACCGCTACTTCTTAAACCGCTCAATTTACCAAGCATGTCGGGTTCAATGCCATCAGCTTCATCTATTACAATTAACCTACGGTTATTTAATATCCATTTTCCCCAATTCAACATCCAGTGTTTACCGGTCTGCTGTACTCCACCCACTAAGCCGGCAAAAGATGTATTCTCTCCGCTTGTTACGAATTCGCCTATCCCGTAATGTTTTACCATTTTTTTGACAAGCTCAGTCTTACCGCATCTCGTATCTCCAATTAAAAGAACTTCTATCCAGCCCCGATTTACAAACTCATCAAGGAAATTGAAACTCAATACTGAATGGTAAGCTAAATCAACAGCGAAATGCAGGTTTTTCCTGCCATAAATACGGGGTTCAACAGTATGAGTAAAATCCTCATATATCTCATTTAACTTTTCCGATATACTCTGACCTTTTTCAAGCTGGAATTTCTTTAATTTTTCTTTTATATCTTTTGTCAATTTAAAATTAGATATATCATCTTCGCTCTTTATAGCATTTTTGACAAGAAAGAGAGCAAGTTGATTCTTACTATCAGGAAGTGTAGTTCCCTGCATATTATAACTTAAATTCGTTTCAAGTCCTTCACCCATAAACAAAGCTCTTTTAATTGTGTATTGGTAATCTATCATCTCCGACTGGAGTTCGGGTATAACTTGCAACATTTCTATATTCTGTTCTTCAACAATATTGAGATTGATATTAATACATTTTGGCAGTATGAGATTTTTTCTTATGATACCGATTAACTGATTAGAAGTTATGTCTATCATATCAAGTATAATATCCCGGTGTTTCAAATAATTTATTTCAAATTTTTTTTCCTTTTTGTATAATGGACAAAGTGCACATCTTTGCATTATTCTATTTAAAGATTTACAAGATGCAATTATCCTTTTCGGAATTATATATGATTCGTAATCTTTTCCCATTAAAACACAATCTATCTGAATATCTTTATTATAATATTTAGACTTACTAATTAGTTGTATAGGTACTTTATGAAATTTTATGGAATCTTCTTCCGCTTTTTCAATATCTTTTTCTGTCAATTCGGCAAGTTTCTTCTGGTATTGTATAATCCTTTTTAATAATATATCTTCGTTTTTTTTATTCTTATCTTTTCTATATTTTTCGAGAAGTTCATTACCCCTGCGTATTTTTTCTTCAATGCCCTCCCTGCACATTGAAGTCTCGGAGGTTGTTTTAACTGATTTAATATTACAAAACCCGTCATCTTCTTTAATGTAAGTACATTCAGAACAGATGAACTTAATTGCTTTCGGCATTTAATATTTCCTTATAAGCACTGTCAAGAACTTCTAATCTTTCCTCAACTCCTGCAATTCTTATATCGTCTTTATTCTTATTATAAAAATCACTTGCTATTGAGATTCCATTCTTTATTCTCTCGAAAATTCCTTCCTTACACATTTTATTATTTTTCCAAGTCTCTTTATTATGGAGACTGCACCAGGTATCACCTTTGATACAGGGACATTCTTTACAGATTAGGTTTATAATCAATCTTTTCCTCCAATATTTCTGACAATAATACTTTTTTAAATTTCTTTTGTTTTTTCAACCATTCGTCTAAACTTTTTCTGTATTTCTCTTTTCTATACTTATCTATATTTATAATTTTAGCTTTCATAATCATCTTAACTTTACAATCCAAACTTTTCTTTTTATTACATCTTTAAGATTTTCATTTTCTTCCATCAACTCTATAACAAACCTTCTTGCCTCTTCAACATCACTAACTACGCCTTGAGTGTAGAAAATAACAATTTCCTTATAAACTTCAAGGTCGCTCATCTCTTTTTAAATCTGCCTTCTTTTTTAACTCTACTTTTGGAGGCTTCATCTCTTTTATTATCCCTTTTTTAGCCTCATACCATTTACCCTCGTAATTAAATTCAAAACCACTATCCCTCATGCAAATTCCCATAAATTCATTATCTCTTGTTTTTAATCCAATGCCATTATAAACTTCCTCCAAAAGAATTTCTCTGTCTTTATCAACACTTATTTTCACCATTTGCTCCTCCTTTTTTCTAATAAATTGCTTGCTGTATCAAATACAAGAGTTGGGTCTGTACCTATTACAGCCACATGATTAGATTTATAATCAATCTTTTCCTCCACTGCATAATACTATTATTTTCTTTTTCACTTTATCCAAAATAGCCACCACCATTCTCAATTTCATCCACAATCTTATCTGCCCTCTGTCGCTCTTTGTAGAGGAGTTCGACTAATTTATAATAAGGACAATCTTTACATTTTGTTTTCTTACACCATTCCTTATATATTATGCCCTGCCTCATTTTACAGAAGTTAAAGAAGGCAATCTCGCAACTTATAAATTCTTCTAATGTCTCTTTCATTTCTGCGCCTCCTTTCGATAATGTCATTTTGGGAACTCCTGCGTCTTTTGCTATAGTTCTTAATCACAAAAAATTCTTTCCAATATTTTTTCAGCTATATCATTTCTTTTCTCTAAACCAAGAACTATATTATTATCATACAAAATCATAGCAATATTAGAAATATAAGTTAGCTTAAAAAACTTATCTTTTCTAAATGCTTTTTGCATTATTTTTCTCGCTTTTTTTATTTCATGCATCGCTTTGCTCCTCTCTATTCCGGAAACTCCTGAATTAAATTAGACCCCCATACGGATTTTAGGTTATCTTTGAGAAATACCGGTATTTTATATGGTTTACATTGATTTACTATGTTTTCTATCCATTCATATTTTGGTATTATCTTGCCTTTGCGATTATTGGTTTCTGCACCCACTATTACCCAATCAGGATAATAAAGCAAATCTAATATAGGCATATTTTCTGAAATCGGCTCTATTGATATAAAATTATATGGCGTTTTCGTTGCAATCTTATTTAAGTTACTTATATTTTCTTTACCCACCAATGTAACACCCAGCCAACAATTTTCAGGGAATTCATACTGATTATATATTTTAGGGAACTTAGTCAAGAATAAAAATGTATGCCACTGATACTGTTTTATTTTATTTAATACTTTCTCCATCCATTCCGTCTCCCAATAAGCTATGTCTGACATAGAATCCATAAAAATTCTTTTCGGTTTTTTAGTTTTACAGTTATCGTCAAATATTCTTTCCCAATCGGGAAATATATCAGATTTTAAAAGTTCCATAGCCCTTATCATTTGTTGTGAATACCCTCTTTTTATTCCTAAATATTTAGCTCTGCGTTTTGCTTCTTTTCGTGCATAACAATATTCACAATGATTAAAACATCTCCAGCAGATATTAATTGATGAATCACACCAATCTATTTTTGTTTTGGACATTAGTTAACTCCTTTTAATATCATTATAAATTATTCGTGCATATTCTTTACGAATTTTTACATTTTTTGTTGTATCCCATTCGTGATATGCTGAACTTGAAGCATGACAATTTAAGCCCCATACTTTTTTTAGCGGACATGATTTACAAAAATCGTTTGAATACTTTTCACAATAAGCACACTTCCATTTAAAAGTAAGTATTATAGGATGTTTTTTCTGTAACCATTTAGATAATTTATCATTAAGACAACCCGTCTTTCTCCGATAATTCCAGACAATAAGACAATATTTTTTAGCTTGTTGTTTTGTCATAATTCATCCTCCAAAAACCACTTATTACAACCATTACAATAACATTGTCTGAAAATTCCATCATCACATATCTCTAATTCGCTATTACATTCAGGGCATTTCATTTGCTTTGCTCCTTGCTTTTTCTTAATTTAATCATTTTCTATAACTTTACCACCACATATTATACATATTCCAAATTGCAAGTATTTTGTCTCTCCGCAATCTTCGCAATAACAATCTTCTCCTGTATCAATTTCAAATACTTCCATAATATCACTCATTTGCTTTGCTCCTTATTTGACTTCATACTTCTTATATCTCTTCTGGTAGGATTTTGGAAGCAGTGATATAATAAATTGAAGTTCTTTTAATTTATCTTTTTTGGTCGCATAATATCTCCACCAAATAGCATCGTACATTTTACTAACCTGTATTTCCCTATCCCTAATTATTTCCCTATCACTACTCCATGTTTTCCTCCCTCTTGGTATATATATATTTGGTATATTCGCATAAGGAGTCCCTCTACAAAATCTTAATCCTGTGCTTAATTTTATCGGACATGCCCAACAATCATTTTTATAATACAACTTGCATAATGGACATCCCGGCCTTCCGTATGTATTACATCTCCCTTCATATTTCTCAACCCATATATCTGCACTATCAAGCAGCCCTTTTAACTGTCTTTTGCTGTATTTCATTTGCTTTGCTCCTCTTAATATGTTTTAAAATCAATAGCTATTAATCTGTGGTGTATCATATATCCTAATAAATGATAATAACACCCACTTTCTATTTTTATGTGATAAAAATCACCTATATCCCCAATTAAAACAATTTCTTCATTATCAATATTAAAACCCATATTCCCATCTTTAAAATATGCATCAAAATCACTATCATCATTATCAATATTCCAACCATTATTGATTAAGAATTGTTTTACCTTTTCTATATCTTTATTCATTTACTTTGCTCCTTATTTGACTTCATATTTACCATAGTCTCCCGACTGTGCCTCAAATTTTTATATTTTTGGTTTACTATCTAAATAGTTCATATAATCCAATAATCTATCAGCGTTTAATTCTATTCTATATACTTCATTTTCTTTATTGCAATGACCTATAACTATAATCAATTCTTTATCTACATAATGAATTTCTTTAATGTAATATGGACTCATAATATCACCACCTTTCTATATATATAAGAGGCACGGGCAGGACTCGAACCTACATCTTTGGCAAGCCTTATTAGCGTTACTCCATTTACGCCACCGTGCCTCTTTGCAAATACGCAGCAATTAATCAAAATGGTATTTCGCTCTCATCTTCCGAAGGAGAACCAACCTGTTCCTCAATAACTATTTCTTTTCTTTTTACAGGCTTCCTTTTCTTCGGGCTTTCAGTTTCCTCAACATCTTGAATCAAATCATCAAAAGAAACATTAAGTCTCATTTCTTTATAGCTTCTATGTAATCTATCCAAGTAATCAGCTTTGATTTTTTCTTTAGGATTAACTACTCCGACAATCTTTGCTTTCGGTACCCAAGCAGGCTGTGTTGGAAATTGTTTAAGATATGTTGTTATTTCTATAATATTAGCCCAGATAGGAATTTTCCTACCTCGATTTATTCTTATGTTAGTTACCATATATTTAGCTGCTGTTGTACCAGTACGCATTAAACTTAATATCAATGGTGGTAACATTACTCTATTTTTTATTATTTCATCCAATTCTTCAGGAAAAGCAATAGCAAAATTAAATACTTCATTACAATCAGGAGGAACATCGCCATTCCATTTTTGAAGTTTGCAATCTTTACAAAAAGTTCCTCTGCAATCACCAAAATTAGAAACTATATGGTCAAGGCTTTGTGCTATCATATTTAATTTTTCATCAAACATAACTTGAGATTTCCAATGAAAAATTGGAATTATTTTTATTGGTTTACCATAGCAATCATTTGTAATGCTATTGATAAATTCGCCATCTTTGCCTTTGCCTTTATCTTTCGAGCTACCCTGAATTATCTTGATTCGGGGTAGTTTTATATCCTTCCTGTCAATATTGTCATCATAACTATCATCAAAATACTTATCAAAATTGACATCTTTGCTTATTGACCTTTTCTTTCTTTTTGCCGGTAAGTTATTTTTTGGTTTTTCCATTTCATAATCTCCTCATAAATAAATTCGAACTTCCTAATGAAGTCCGACCAACCATAAGCTACAAAACTTATACCACCTCCTTTCTCTTTAATTTCTTTAATCGTTATCTCTTGTAACTTTGTAAGTTTGCCCTTATTATCTCGTTTCAATTCGATTGCAATGAACCTGCCATTAATAGAACCGATAAAATCAGGGATACCTGAAAGATAAATATTACAGGGAATTTTACGATACCAACCATCTTTATTTTTAAGATAATCCCTGACCTTATTTCTTAATGCTGATTCATTCATTTGCTTTCCCTCTCGATTATTCCCTTTAAATAATCATAAATAGGGGTAATATATTTTATCTTCCAGTGTATCTGAAATGGTGCTTTTATTTCAATTAAGTACTCAATCATATAACCGATTAGCATTTGTTTTGAAATATTATCTTTACAGCCTTGACAAGTAGGACATCTTAAAACCTCATCGCATATATGAACACCGTATCCAAATTCACATTCAACTACTTCCCAATATTTTTTCTCTTGCATCCACTTCCAAAATTTATCATTCATTATCAACCAACCTCCCGACTGCCGATTTATTATATTTCAGGTGCGTATAGAATGCAACTTTAATCCATTCAGGTAATTCTATATTCTGTTCTCTCATCTCTTTTAAGAATTTAGTACGGGTCTGCGGGTGTACTGTCTCTTTAACTTTTATTAACCCATCCTCGCCAATCTTTTTTAACCATTCAAAAAAATCGGGATTGTCCCAAATTTTATATTCTGTTTTCTCATTGTCAAGACTGAACTGTTCCTCGTCAATCGGCTTGAATTCTATACCATCGATAGCCAATTTATCTACACTTTCATCTACCATCCTGTTCGCAAGAAAAGTATCTATCTCTGATATATGTTTATTGTATTCCTTTATCTTATTCTCGGCTTTCGCCTTATCTTTCAGAATATCGAGAAAATACTTGACAAGATTCTTCGTATCTTTATGCTTCCAGTTTTGTTCCATATTATTTTGCCTCCTTCAAATTTAATCTCGTATTCTCAACTAACCTGGATACATATTCAATACTTTTCGCATTGAATAAGAGTAAATGAATTGCCGGTAATTTTGTGAAAAGGATAGATAAAGCAAGTCCTGATACAATAGAATTACCTGTAAATATTAAATAATCCTCGCTATTGAAGTCTTTTAACTTTTCTTTCAAGTCCTCTATCAAGTCATCAGTCCGGAATATATTGACCTTACCCTCAGTGAGATATATAATATCGTCACCGAACTGAAGGGCAGGCTCAATATTATGACCACTCTTATTAGTTACATATATCTTGCTCATTTTTAATCACTTCCTTTCTATAATAATTTTCTTAATTTTTCTTCTTTGATTTTTTGATTAGCAATCTTATATTTTACTATAACTGTTTCTTTTTCCACTAAGTTAATTAAACTCTGTATTAATTCCATATTCTTTTTCAATAAGTCAATACAATCTTTATAATAACCTCTATCAATTTCTATATCATTTGGAAGAACTATATTATGATTCATTTTTCTTAACCTCCTTCTTAATTTTAATATTAAATTTCTTATTACAAGAACCGCACTGTATCTCTTTCATATCAAAATCAGAATGAATTAATACAGATGTATTACAATAAGGGCATTTGATTTTTAATATTGTAGGTCTCATTCCCAAAATCCTTGTTCTATAAATTTACCGGTCTTTGAATCAAACAAAATATGAGAAAAAAATGAATTATACCCTACTAATTTTGGATTAGTGCCCTCTTGTAATATAACTTCAACTTCACTTTCTTTATTTTTTACAACAGGAAGTATGCCAAAACTTGCATACAATTCTATAAATTTTTCATAATCAGATTTCATCTCCTATACTCCTTTAAAATAATCTACACAAGTTATATGTGCCCTTTTTCCATATCCACCATCATAATATAATTGATGTAAAGATATATCATTAAGACATAAACAACATTCGTGCGAAGTATAACATTTTCTTACAAAGCTACTTTCTAATTTTTTTATTAATTCATCACCTATTAACTTTTTCATTTCTTATGCCCCTTTTTACTATTGAAATATTCTTTAAATATTTCGTATACTTTTTTACTTACATAAAATTTTCTATCTAATAATCTATCCATTTCTAATAATCTATCCATTGATGATATTTTTACTTCTTTCGGAAATTCACCTTTTAATACTATTTTTCCCTTCATTTCTTATACTCCTCTATTATATAATCGCTTATCTCTTTCTTAATTAATAATAACAATATCTTTTTTATCTTGTTTCAATCCACGTAATATAGCATAGCTTTTTTTACTGAAATGTTCTTTAAGTATTTTAGATGTCTTTTTACTCATATAAAATTTTATTTCTAACATTCCGTTTTTTAATTCTTCTTTTAATGATATTTTTATATCTTTTTCCTTCATCTCTTATACTCCTCTATTATATAATCACTTATCTCTTTCTTATTCTTGACAGCGTATATTATTTTCTCATCTATTGTATCCTTATAAACTAAATCAAGGTAGGTTACACTCTTTTTTATACCGATACGATGGCTTCTATCCTCGCTTTGTAATCTATCCTGGAGGCTAAAATTATTCTCATAATAGACTACAATATTACCGGCCTGCAAATTAATACCCAATCCGCCTGTTTGAATTTGACCTACCATAACTTCATTATCACCGGTATTAAAATTATTAATTTGCTCCTGCCTATCTTTAATCTCGCCCCAAAGTTCACTATACTTTATTTTCATATCATAAAGCATCTCTCTAATCAATTTCAAACTATCTACGAACCTTACCCATATCACGAATTTATTATTATTGCCCCGATTATCTTCAATTAGACCTTTGAGCTCCTGCAACTTCAAATTTTGGGAGGAGTTATCCAAAAACTGTCCAGAAGTTATTTGCTGGAGTCTCAAAAGTTTAGTCAAAATAATCGGAGCAGTTATCGTCTTGTCCTGGCTTATCTCTAATATAAGGTTCTTTTCCATCTCTTGATACTGTTCCTTCATTTTGCCTTGCATAACAATAGAACGCTTCTCATATATTTTCGATGGTAACCATTTCAAACATTCTTTCTTTGTCAATCTTATGCTATGCTTCCTGATTTTCTTCTTCAATACATCTAAATCTTTATATCCGATGATCTCATAATTACCATAACCACCATAGATAATGTACCTGTTCCTGAAACTATAGAAGGATTTATGACCAAGAAAATCGGGGTTTAAAAATTTCATTTGACTATATATATCTATAATATTCTGACTTATTGGTGTCCCAGATAGAGCATATTTATATTTTACATCTTTGAATTGTCTTAAGACTTCCCGAGTCCTCTGTGCAGAAGGATTCTTTATTTTACTTGATTCATCTAATATAACAATATCGAAGTAAGATAAGTCCTGTTCTTTTAATACTGCCAAGCCTTCATAATTAATAATGTAAAAGTCCTTCTGTTCTTTTAGTTTGCCTATCCTTCTTTTTCTACTGCCTTCAAGTATAATATAATTAAGGTTGCTATTTATTTCTATCTCTTCCGCCCAATTCTCAAGTATAGTTTTAGGTGCTACAATCAGACATTTAAGATTTTCTATCTCATTTTTCTTTACTATATCCACAAAATTGACAGCGACCTGTGTCTTTCCGAGACCCATATCAAGAAACAAACCATACTGAATATGAGATAACATTCTTTGTAGGCAAGTAAGCTGATGAGGATACGGGGATCGCTTGAACTTGTACCTGCTTAACCAAGTCAAACGCTCTTGATTATCTTGACCCTGTTTTTCTTTTAAGTATATCGAGGTTGCCTGTGATAGTATTTCTCTCTTTAACTCAGGGAATACTTCGAAAAGTTTCTTTATATCATCTATATCGAAAGACCATTTTTTAAGTTTCTTTTCCCAATGATATGTAGGTATAAGTTTTGCTTTGTCCCGTTCATCATACGGTACATAAAGCAAGATTCGATTACTCATTTTAGATTTATCTCCTTACTCTAATAATTTTAATAAATTAGGATTCTCATATATATTACCGATTACTTCAAATGTTATTTCGTGATTTCTAAATATCGGTTCTATTCTTTCTTTGAACATTCTGACTCTTGCATTTTTACCAATCCACTCAATTTTTATACCTTCATACAAATCTATGAATATCCTACATCTCATAAATTTTGTAACCTGACATATACTTTCCTTATAAATCTCTATGCCATTTTTATCTTTAAGTCCTGTGTATTGCATCTGTATTAATTTGTTCCCACCCTTAATACAATCCTCACAAAAAGCAAAATACAAAGAGAGGCTTTTAAAATTATCAGAATAATACATTACTCCATTGAAACAATCCCAAGCCCTGAATTTTATTACTCTTTGTTCCATTGATTTATCTCCTTACTATATTATTTCTGATGGTCTAATAACCACATTTTCATTGCATCTATCAGGCAATCATATATTCGCAAATTGTTCTTGACACAATGCAGTTTTAGTATATTATATACCCTGTTATACTCCTGCATCAATTTATTATACTTCTTGATTCTACCCATTATATATCTCACCTCCAGTATATAATATAATATACTTTAATATCAAAAGTCAATACTAAATTTTTGTTTAGTATATTATTTTATCAAAAAGGAATAGAGATTTTACCGGCTTGCTCCAGAAAAAATGGAATATGAAATAAGTTTCACCGCATTTAATATTAAAATCAATAATATAATCTGAACAATAGAATCTTATTTCAAACTTCTTTATCTTTTTTATTATTAACATTTTTACTATCCTCCTTCTCCTCTATTATATTTATGCACTGCTTAAAGAAACCTTTAAGCTCCTGTAATAGTTTTATGTATTGAGTGTAGGACATATCGTTCTGGTTCTGCATATTAATCCTCACAATCGATACAATCTACACAGTCGGGCTCATAATTGTACTCGTTAAGAATAACAGTTTTTATATTTTCATCTTTAAATGCTCTTTGCACTGCGTGTTTAAAGCAAATAACTCTATTCGACTCTTGGCGGTTAAGACTTGGCTCTGTAAAATATAGTACCTTCAAATTTAATTCCATTTCAGTTTACCTCCTTTAAATATAATATTCCCCCTTACCATATTAAATTTTAAACCTGCATCACTTCGTTGATTATTTCCCTGATACTTTCAACTGCAACCTGTTCGGCTACTGCTTGACTGCCCCCATCCTCTATAAAGTCATTATCTCCACCGTCAACCTTGCCTTCCGGGTTATCGGTCTCAATGGTTATAGTCTCTTTCTCAAGAGGTTGCTCGTCCTCTTTAATCTCTTGCTCCACTATTTCGCTTTCAATTCCAGGATCTTCAGGACTATTTTGCTCTGTCTCCCTGCTTCCCAATGCTATTGATAATAAATCATAATCGGCTTGTATGTCAATAGTATCGGGTTTTACTCCCATAACATACAGTTCAAACGATTTATCTTTTGAAGTGTCCCAGACCTTTATCATCTGCCCGTTAATTTTTATGTCCCTGTCCCCTATAAGTAAGTAGTTAATCAGGTTATAGTACTTCTCTTGAACATAACCAACTTGCTCCGTACCTTTATTGATAAAGACTTTAGAGATAACTTCCCGACTTCTATAATCTTTATTATGATAATACAACCCTGTGAATTGTATTGAATTTTCTATTTTTTTGTCTCTAATGTCCTGAATTTCAGGGAGATAAGCATCTTTTACAAGTTCACTACCATCAATTTTGAACTGTTTGTCTTTTATCTTTTTACTCTTTTCTATATTATCAAACAGAGCAGATGGAATTTTGAAAGTCTTTTCATTATATTTAATAATATAGTTTGCCATTGAACCATATAATAATATATGTCCATCGGTTATAAAACTATTTTTTTTGTCAATAAAAAACATTACTCCCGACGCCTTATTAAAATCAAGTGCTTTGTCTAATAGTTTTGTTAATTCTTTCATTATCGTTTTACCTCTCGTTCTATTGAGAATAAGCGGGAGCAATAACGCCCCCGCCATAGATTATTTTGAATTGTTTATAAACTGTTTATTAATTCAGCTAACTCTATTAAAACATTTATTTTAGCTTGTTCACCCTCGTCAAGGCAACAATCCTCAAGACTCTGCTGTATAAGTTCCGACAACTCGACATTACTTTTCTCATTATCCGGGTCAACAATATCCCTTATTTTTTCTTCTACCCAAACTATGATTTTTATTTCTCCTATCATTCTACTCATTCTACTTTACTTCCTTTCTCTTTATACTTTCAACCTGTTCTTTAGCAAACAGATAAGTCAAGCGGGGATATAACCGTACCCCTTTTCTCTGTTCCTCATCGGCAAAATCAACGCTGTCAAGCTCAGCACCGGTTAACTTCTTGCCATCCTTATACAGTACAAATGTAATACTATAGATACACTTCTCGCCCTTCTTGACACGATAGCCATATTTCAACCAGCCCTTGAATGTCTTAATTTCAAGATACGGTACACTATCAAACCCTCTTGCTTTTGCCTCCATACTTACCAGCATAAAGTTTGCCCAACTGAACCTGCCATTACTTGCCAGTGCTGTACTGATTGCCAGTTTTATTTTATCTTTCTGATCCTGTGTCAACCGCTCCGCTTTCGCTTTAGCATCTTTGTACTTAATTTTTAGTTCCTGAATCTTTGCTTTCGTTTCGGCTTTCATTTTCTTTCACCTCCTTTTTTTTTCTTGTCTTTTAAATATTCTTTGTAAAGGGTTTCTGAAACAAAAAGTCTATGCCATTCTCCGTTAATTTTGACTTCAATTCCCTTCCTTGGCTTTCTTCTTCGTCTTATCATTTCAGGTTTATCTCCTTATTATTACTTTTTGTCATTCTATTTTCTTCTCAGTTATTTTATTCCCAGCAACCATAATTTCAGCCAAAACTCTTTTGATTATATTGTCATCTACATTTTTTTTGTCATCAGGATCTGTAACATTCTCAAAAGTATATAAAACATAACTATTATTTTCCTCATTGTCATAAACAATTTGTGTAGATTCAAAACATTCACTCCAAATATAAAATCTTAATATAGTTACATCTGTATCTTCATCTCCCTCCTGAATTATATCTGTCTCAATATTATGTCTGAAATTACCGGTCGTTATTGGGAGACCAGACCATAACAAATCATATATTTTTTTCACATTGTTTTCTTTATTAAGTCCAATTTCCGATTTTGTCATTAGTTTACATCTCCTCTCTAATAATCATCTGGATACATTATTGTAAACCCTTCATGTTCATTGAACACAAGCCAAAATTTGTGAGTCTTTTTGACTCTTTCAGTGTGTTGAAAATCACAGAGGAACGGTACTATTTTACAGTCATTCCCAGCTTTCCTGTATGTCTTGAAACGGATTGATGCCATATAGCATAAGTCCCAAAGCCGACCTTTATAATCCTGTAAGCCTTTCAGCTTTTCAGGTACTTCTACCGTCTTGTGAACTGCCCTTGTCAAGCAAACGGGAATTTTAAAACCTGCTTCCTTCACTTCTGCGGTATCCGATATATCAACCAGTTCCCCGTCCTCGATTGCTTGCTGTCTTGTGTAAGTACTGATTACTTCTGTCATTATTTCCCCACCTCCATAATGTACGAATATATATTGACGCTTCCTGTCAATATCTCAACCAGTCTTTCAATGTCGATTATTTTGATTGCTTTCATTTTAGACCTCCTTTTTTGTATGAATATCACTTATTTTGCAGTTTTTCTCATAAGCAAGTAGAGCTATAGTCTCGTTAATCTCATAATCGGATATATAGTTAATATTACTATATTCCAATATAATTTTGTTATTCAAAATAAATTTTACTATCATACTTTACCTCCAGTTCTGGACTTGATAATTCAAATATCCAAGTGCCTTGAATATATTGCCGGTCGCTATCTCAAGGAAATAATCACGCCTTAACACCGCACCAAAACGCCTTATTAATTCAACGACAAGAATATCATCAAGCCGGTTATACTTGACACACTTGTCAATGAGACACATTTCATTTATGAGATATTGGGAATTGAGATTATTTTGATTACTCTGCATCTTAGACCTCCTTTCATTGTTAATTCTTAAAGTAAAAGATTCTATCTTTCAGAATCAAACAACCATAACTACCATTAGTTGACCTAAAAAAATAATAGTTTTTCCTTCTATATAGAAAAACATAGGTATTGATTATCTGTGTATCAGGTTGGAAAGCAATGTCAATTTTTATCTTTACTTTCACTTTCTCTTACCTCCTCTCTTTTTTTATTTTCTTCCATGTTTCCACTGTTGCATCATCAACTATATCATCGGGCAGATACAAATTGAGTAGACTTTTAATATTCTCTATTCTTTCTTCATCGGATATTTTTTCATTCATCACTTTCTCTCACCTCCTTATCCTTTAAATAATCGATTAATTCCAGCAATATTTTTATTATCGATTCATTGTCAGAAATATTAATACCTCTTAAGTATTTTTCCATTTCCATTAATCTATCCATTTTCTCTTACCTCCTTTCTAAACTTTCGTAAAGTATTGATATTGTAAAAGATGAAGCTCCTGCAGCATCGCAACTCTCGGATTGAGTTACTGAAATTATATTTATACTTTCCATTAATTCAAGTTGAAGAAATTTATTAATTCTTTCTTGAAGTTTTGATATATGACATTCGCTAAAAATAGCTATTTGTTTAATCATACTTTACCTCCTTTGATATTATCTAATATCATATATATAATATAGTGTATAATATGAGAAAAGTCAAGTTTATTTTCACTTTTTTTGATACACCATTTTTGTTGTAAATCTGTAACTCATAATTATAACAACAATTATATACTTACTAACAACCTGTTAGTAACTTTTAAAATCAAATTATTTTTGGTTTTTTATCAGAATTTTAGCATTTTATCCAAACAAGGGCTTTGTAACTTGTTATTATAATAGTAAATAGACTATTAAAATATTGACGATGAAAATACTCGATGTAATTTCACTGTGCCAAAAAAAGTTATTAACAATTTGTTAATAACTATTAACAACCTGTTAGTAAATTGATACGGAGTTAAGGAATATCGAATCGTCGAAAAAAAACCCACACCCCGAAAAAACATTGGGACACCGTTTCCCTGTAATCTTATTTGACGGTTATTTGATTTTCGACCCTTGATTTGTATAGCAAACAAGTGTTAAGTAATATTTAGAATAAGATGTTGAGATATAATAATTTCACAATATCCCAGATGTTAATTTCATAGGGACTTCGATTTTTTACAATTATACAGATTATTGGGCGGGGTAGAGAGGCTTATTTGATAATATATTTATGAGAAACCCCCCACACCATAGCCTTACAAAAACAATACTTTTCTGTATAATTGTAAAAAACGGGTATCAAAAAAACAGGATTTATCACATTTTAACTTCATTAATACTACTTAACACTTGTTTACTACAACAATATAATTATATATATAGTAACAGTTATATAATTTTATTATTCTTAATAATAATAATACTCTTTAATAATAATAATAATAATAAAAAACCCATCGTACATAAAAAATATAGGGTTACCGAAAGATATATAATATAATCTTGCCTAAATATACATAATATAAGAATCCAACTTTTCGGTAACCCCAACTTAAAAAGGGTGGATGGGTTTTTTTTTGACATATTATCCTATCATATACATATAATGGCAGTTAGAAAGAAACCAGAAAAAACACCTGTTTTTTTTTTCACTTAAATACTATATAACATTCATACAATATATCAATTATAAACTTTTTGCACTTCTGAAAAAGTGCAAGTTATGAATTTTTTTATTTCAGTTATAATAGGCACATTTCCCTTGACAAAATTCCAAGATTGCACTATAATTATTAACAATGGGTAATGAAATAGAAGAAGTCCGTAACGACCTTAAAGAATTACAAGAGGCAACACAAAATTTAAGCGAAACTGAAAAACAGTTTCTTAAAGCACAAGAAAAATTTGATGAATTAGCCCCGAAAAAAAAGGCACAATACCTAAAGATATATCAAGAGTATATTGATTGTGAGTCTGAGCTACAAGTTGCAAGAAAATTAAACACTTCTCTTTATACAATAAAAAAAGCTCTTGATGCGATAGGTGAACAGCTTATAGTTTTCACTAATAATAAAACTGTAATCGTACCACAGCTTGCAAAAACAAGACAATTAAAACAAAAGATAAAAGAGGATTTAGAAAAATTAGTTTTTAGTAGTGATATGACAATACAAGACCAGCAAATTGCAAAAATAAAAGAGAAATATTATGGACAACTTCTTAAATATGAGGAATTGGAGGACAAGTTACTCGGGCTATTGGAGCAGAAGGTCGAGATAGACCAGAGCAAAAAGTCATTTACTGTGATTAGTCATTTTGAGAAACCTAAACCTGATAATATTGTTGTACCAACGAAAATAACAAAAGTTATAAGGAATACGGAATTACCAGAATGAATCAAGCAGCAGACTTTTCAGATTATAAACCTATTCCTAAACTATCAGATTTTCCGACACATCCAGCCAGGTTCAAGTGGATATATGGAGGAGTAGGGGCAAGAAAAACAACTTCGCTTTGTTATCAAGCCCTTCTTCTTTCGACTTGGTTTCCAGGTAATTATGGTGTACTCGGCAGGAGAGTAGAAAAATTTTTAAGGAAAACATTGGTCAAGAAAACAATAGAGTTATGTAGAAAATATGACCTTGTGAGTAATTGGTCAAAAGATTGGGAAAAAACAAGTATGCTCCTTACATTAAGGAATAGAAGTCAAATACAATTCTACCCGATGAACTTACCAGTAACTGAATATGGTAGTGAGGAAGTTGGATTCGTTATGTTCGATGAGGCAAGTGAGATAAAGGAACTCATAATAAAATATTGGGTGACCCGGCTTAGAAAGACTGAAACTATATTTGGCGAGTCTATTAAAAGGGAAATGGTACTTTGTAGCACTTGGGAAGGTCATAATTATTTATGGCGTTTATGGTTAAGAGACCAGAGAGATAACCCAATGTTCAAGGCGTGGAAAGTAAGGACAAGAGATAACCCGTATCTACCCGATGATTATGAGGATATGCTTCGTATGGTACATAGTGAAGATTGGTGTAAGCGGTATCTCAACTGCGAAGAAGATAGTTTCTCCGGGCTTGTTTACCCTGAATTCGATATGGACTTTCACTTAGTTGACGATTTTTTAGAGAACTTTGATATCAAAAATGCTAAGAAGATTCTGGCTATAGATACCGGTATGACTCATCCAACAGGTTTGGTTGTCTTGATTTATGATAAAGAAGGTAATACGATATATTGTGTCGATGTGTTCAAGAAAAGCGGTATCGGTGTAGAAACTCTTGCGAGACAAATAGATATTTTTATGGATAGGTATGGGATAAAGCGAAACGAGGTAATTATTGATAGTAAGGCACAGAGTAAAGAGCAGACAAGTAAAACTTCTGTAAGACAGGAGTTAAGGAAGTATCTTGGGTTCTTAATCCGATATGCTAATAAGAATAAAACAGTCGGTATCGAGAAAGTTAAGAACCGGTTGACAATTAAAACTGATGAGGATGGGGGTGAGTATGCAGGATTGTATTTCTTTAAAGGCAGAACTAAACCATTGGTTGATGAATTACTTGAATATATATGGGTTGATGCGACACTTGAAGAATTTGACCAGATAGTCAAGGAAGAACCTAAAAAACAGAGGGATGACCTGATGGACTGTCTGCGGTATGGGATAATGGAGCTCGATAATATTGCGTTCCGGGAACAGCGGTACATTGACTCCCCCTTCGACCCACGATTAAAATTACCGTATTACCGTGACTTAATAAAAAAGTATGGTCTGGAGAGCAGGATACCTATAGAATATTTTGAAGAGTTAACACTTGACAAGCAAACAAAAATGTAGTATAATTGGAGGTAGAAAATGCCGAAAAAATTAAAAAAATGTGTCGAGAAAGTTAAGAAGCAAAAAGGTGTGAAGAGTGCCTATGCAATCTGTATTAAATCGACAGGACAAAAACCACACAAGAGAGGAAAGAGGCGAAAAAGATGAGTGATGAAGCGAAAAAAGTATTGAGAAATGTAGGTGTTCCTAATCCTACTGAAAAACAGGTTAAGAAAATTGATGAGTTGATTAAAGAGAAAGGGAACATTGTCAAGCGGCAGCAAGAGAGGAAAGACAGACAACAGCGACAGTAACACAAAATGAGTAGCATAGCAATACGAGTATTAAAAAACTATGGTGTAAGTAAACCAAGTGACCCACTAATAAGGGAGATGGATGATTACATCTCCCGTGTTGGTACTATTCTTAATGAGGCTGAAATTTTCAAGATAATCGGTAAGGTCGCAAGGTATAAGATAAAGCATAGTAGGAGGTGATTGCTTTGGCAAGACGAGGAAAAAAATGGATTAAAGGAGCTATAAAAAGACCGGGAGCATTAAGAAAAAAAATGGGTGTAGCAAAGGGTAAAAAGATACCTGCAAGCAAATTGGCAGCAAGAAAAAAAGTACTCCAAAAAAAAGGCGAAGGCGAAAAGAAATTGACAACCACTGAAAGACGAGAACTAAGACAAATTACACTTGCACAAACATTGAGGAAACTCCCAAGACGGAGACGCAGGAGATAATGGCACTACTCGACTTAACAGATGAACAGAAAAAGAAGTTGACGGAGGCTTTTAATGCCCGGTTCAAAGGTTTTCAAAAACTCCGTCAACCTCTTGACACTTTAATAAAGAAATATCAACGGATTTATAATTTTGATTTTACGGATAAAAAAGCTGATTACAAACAATTTATTCCTTATACATTTACTATTATTCAGACAATACTTGCGTTCTTGGTAGCAAGTATGTTTGGTAGAGATAAGATGATTACAATGGATATTGAAGGCGGTAAGTGTATTCATATGGCTAAAAATATAGAATTATATGTAAATTCGCTTCTCGAAAAAGTGAAACTTAAAAGATTTAGTTACGACTTTCTGCTTAATTCTTTGACTGATAACATTTCATGGATACAGTTAATCCCGATAAAAGAGGATAGTCATTTTACAGTTGATATTGATAGTTTGAATTTCTTTGATGTCTATTTTGATACGAAAGCGAAAAGAGTCGAGGACATTGACCCTATTGTAAGAACCCTTAAAGGTTATTTAGACTTATCTTATGATGAACATTATTATAAAGATGAAGTTGAAAAGATTAAGGATACAAAACCACCTTCCGATGTCATTGATCTTGAGAACCAGACTTATAAATTCAGAAGTGAAGCTACTTATTATCACCCTGAAGTTGTGAATAATAATGACTTAGTTGAAGTCTTGACCTGGAATACAAGGTATGATATAGATGACAATGGTGAACTTGAAGATATAATATTAGCTTTCGGGAACAGGAAAGAATTGATAAGAGCAGAATTAAATAACATGAAAACAAGGCGCAAAACTTTACTTTTCCCCATCGTTGCATTAAGAGAGAGTAATGCTTTACTCGGTAAGTCTTTAATATCCCCGATTGCTGACTTACAAGATTTACTAAATGAATCGATGGATTTGAGACAAAGGCATTTTCGTCTGCTTGTTAAGTTACTTTTCAAGTACAATAAAAATGCTGATGTAGATTTTACGGAACTACACGCAAGCGGTGGCAATGCTGTCGGTTATGATGGCGATCCTAATGATGTTAGTATTTTTACAATTAATAATATGCTTGGTGAGTGTAATTCTGTGACGGCGAGTATAATTCAATTAATGCAACAAGTAACCGGTGCAACTGATTATATGATGGGTACGACATTAGGTAGGGGCATAACTGAAACAGCGAGAGGAGTGAGTATAATAACACAGAACGCAATGCAGAAATTCAACCTCTTAGTAAATAATATTACTCCTTATGTTATTGATATTATAAAATATATTATTATATTATTTAATCAGGGTGCAGGTAACAGTGAGAGAGTAAAATTTTTTAAAGTTCAGAAGTTTGTTAAGTTAAGCGAGCTTGATATTGAGGAAGATTTTAAATTTGATATAGCATTAAAGAATCTTGCTGCTGATATTGATAGGGAACGAGCTCAGTTCATTAATGCTGTTAATGTTATGGGTCAAATGATTATGGCAGCCGGTGGTGATATTCAAGCTGTAGTGAAACTTGCACTTGAAAAGTTTGGCTTAAAATCAAGAGAACTTGCGGAAGTATTTGGTGAAACACCTGAACAGAAAAAGAAACTTAAAGCACAGCAAAAAGCTATGGGAGTACTTAGTAAATTTTTCGGTGGTAAAGCTGGTGGTATAGCAGCCCCGCAAGCAAGGCAGACTGAATCTGCACCTGAAGAAACAAGTGAAACTGGGGGTGGTATGTAAATGCAGTTAAATAAAGAAGAACTTGAAATTATTGAATTCGAGAAAATTGAAAAGCGGAAATTGACAAGGGAATTTATGAGAACTAAATTATTCAAGAAATATTTAGAGCCTTATATAAAAAATAGAATAAAGCAATACAAAAATATAGCAGAACTTAAAGAAGAAAATTTGACTGAAAGTTTTTTAAAGAATAAAATGCGAGTTGCTGCTTGGCAATCAGTGTTAAGTTTTTTTAATAGCTGGTCAACGATAGAAATAGAAGGAGGTGGTGATAGTGGCAGAGAGAAGAATTGAAGAAGAAGAAATTATAGCTCCGGAGGAAGAAGTTGCTGTTCCTGCAGAAGAAGGTATAGGGGAAGGTATCGGGCTTGGTTCAATGACTGTTGCACCTGCTGATGTTGAGGGACTTGCTGATAAGAAAGTCGGTGATACTGTTACGCTATTAGTCGATGCCGATGTTTCGGATGTCGATGAGGACGGTAATTTTACGCTTTCTTTCAGTACTGCTCGAGTTAGTGGTGAAGAAGTTGCTGAAGCTGGTGAAGGTGCTGGAATTGCAGAAGCTATGGTTGCAGGTGAAGAAGAAGTTTAAAAGACTATTTCTTGGAAATAGAAACTTAATTTTATGAGGTAAGATAATGATAATAAAAACAGAAGAAAATGATGATTTTGATGACATCTTTAATGAAGATGAAACTTCTGGTGGTGATAATGAAAGTATTGAATCACTTTTAGGTGAAACCGAAGAGCCACCTAAAAGAGAAAAGAAAGATTATAAAGACCTTTTTGAGAAGGCTAAAAAATCTTATAAACATCAACAGCGGTTTGTTTCAGAAATCCAGAATAAGATTAAGGAAATGGAAGAAGCCGGTAAGAAAAGAGATGAATCAGAAAAAGTGAGAATGGAAAAGTTAAAAACTGCTTTTGGAATTGAAGATAAAAGTGATGAAGAAGCTAAAAAACTTATTGCCGAGTTCGAGGAAAATCCTATCTCTGTTATTGATAAACGGATTGAAGAACGGATGGGGAAGGAATTGCCCGGACTCAAAGATAATGTCGAATTGACAAGGATGACTGGTGTGATCGGTAAACTTAAAGAGGAAATTGAATCTGAATACGAGTTTGAGTTTACACCGGGAATCGAAATTGAAGTTGCTAATGTCCTGAATGAGAGCTTTGCCAAGTCTGACAAAATGAAAAATCCACGCCGGGCTTTGCTCCGAGCAGTCCAAATTGTTAGTAAGGAGAAATTAAAAAAGCCATTAAAGAAACGAGGAGATAATCTGATTTTTGTAGATAGAGGCAAAGTAGTTGGCGGTAAATTTGCAGAAACTTCACCTGCCGATAAAATTAAGAAAGGGATATTAGGTGCAAGAAGGACTACGAAAAAAATATTTGAATAGTGAGGTGAAATATAATGCCACAGATATTGGGAATTAAAGATTTAACGGATTTACTTGCGAATCGTATAGTTGTGGATATGGACGATGTACTGCATCGTCTTGATGTGAATGAAGCACCATTTTTGTATTTCCTGAGCAAATTACCGAAAAAGGAATGTCATAACCCAAAATTCGAGTGGAACGAAAAAGAAGTTGTAACTAACTGGAGTGATACTAATGCTACTGGTGCAGGTGGAAATTGGGATGTTGCCGCTGCTGACGATGGTACTATAGGAGTTCCTAATCTGGAATATTTTCTTGTTGGTGATGTAATTCAGATTCCGACTGTTTCTTTTGTTAATATTGTTATTACTGCAAAAGCAGCAGCGACCGGTTCAGGAAATCTTACAGGCGAAACTGTTGATGGAAGTCTAATAGATTTATCCGGAGTAACTGAATCTCAGACAGACTATATTAAGATTCTGTCAAGTGCAGACGAGAGTGGCGCTGATATGAGGACTCCAAAATCTACGAAGGCGACTAATGAATTTAACTATATCCAGATATTCAGGACTGGGATTGGTCTAACTGAGGTTGAGGATGCTACTGAATTGTACGATGGAAAAGATAGGGACGAGCAGAGACTTGAAAAAGGTATCGAACAGGCACGGAAAAAGGAACATGCGTTCCTCTTCGGCGCAAGGGCATACCAATCTACAGGTCTTGTTACTGGTGCTCATCCGCAATGGTTTACTGGAGGTGTATATAATATGCTTCCAACCACACAGATTGACACTGATGCTAATGGTACGCTTACGGAAACAGAATGGATTGCTTGGGTTGAATCTGCACTTAAATACGGGAGCGATGCAAAAATAATCTTTTGTGCTCCGATTTTCGGGAACGCTCTTACCAAGTGGGCAATGGGCAAATTGACTATTGTGAGTCAGAAAGAAACTTCTTACGGTATGCGGATAACAAAATATACTCATCCGATTAAGGGTGAAGTAACTCTTTTCATTCACGAAAAGGTTTTTGATAAAGCACCTTATAATGGAATGGCTATGTGTGTTGATTTAGCGAATACTAATTATCGTTTTCTAAAAGGATTAGATGACAAGTTCTATGCGGATATTGGTCTTGAGAGTAAGACAGAATACAAGGATGAATACCGTGCTTATTGCGGTTTACAGATTCAGTTGTATAAAACTCACAGGATATTGAAGGGCGTAACTGCTTATTCAGCATAAACGGTATGGCTTTGGGAGGAGATTTATTTCTCCTCCCTCCTTTTTTTATCGGGGATTATTATGACTTTTAAACAATTATATGATAGAATTGGGAAAAAATTAAGATTTACTTCTGATAGAATGATAGAACAGATTAAAGATGCTATTAATGAACAGATAACAGAATTTTGTAGGATGAAAGAATGGGAGAATATTAAGGAAATTTATGCTTTAACTCTTGACGGTAGTAATTCTTATGATTTAGATACTAATATGTTAGTTAACAGATGTGTAGTACTTGAGATTCTTGACGCCGATGGTAAGAAAATTGATAAATTCGATTATCATTATTATAAAGGATTAATAGATAAATCAAAAAAGTATGCTATTATGGGTAATACATTGTATCTTGAAGGAAGTACCGGTGATTATGATATAATTTATACGAGTTTTGGAGGCGATACTGCACCTGACCTGTTTCCTATGGATAATAATACTGATGAAATCTCTGTAACAATACATTATTGGGACATAATCAAGCAAATGGTAGTTGTTTTTATGCTTGAGGACTTGGGAGATACCGGTACTATTGAGCTTGAGAGAAATAGATTAAATGGAAAATTGACAATGTTGGCACGAAAAGAGAATAGGGAAAGGAATAGCGGTAAATTACATAATGTTCAAAGGGATATTGGAGTTGTAAGTTGAAATTTAAACAGATAACAACCTGGATAAGAGGCTTATATAAAAATAAATATATAAAAAGCAGAATTCCTGATGATGCTTTGACATATATTAAAAATTTTGATATAGATGAAACTGGTAAATTGATAAGGCGTTGGGGTTACAAGGAATGGGAATATTTTCAGTCTTTTCTTGACGAGTTTTCTGATATTACAAGAATACAAAGGATATATCAATATATCGATGTAGGTGGTAATAAAAGGATTTTTATTATTGCTGATGGTAATATTTATATGCTTTTTGAAAATGATGAAAAGGAATTAGAATGGCGGAAATTAAGTCAAGAGCAATTTTTTGATATTGATAGTAGAATCACAATAACAACTTATTTTGATAGGGTATTTTTTAATGATAAAGGTAATAATATTTGGGTCTATGATGTAAATTATAAAAAATTCTTCGGCTATTATATTGAGTTTTCCGGTGATAAGATTCATTTTTATAGTTTAGATACATTTGAAAAAATTGATGCTTTAGAAATATGGATTAGCGATGATGTTAGTAATACTTCTGAAATCGGTAAAAAATTATATAATGATATAATTGCTGCAACTGGAGCCTTGACTATTGATATTAACTGGTTTGAGAAAGATACTGATGGTAATTATTATTTATCGAATCAAGGAAATACCAGTAGTTCTTCAAAACAGTTTTTTAAGATAAATAAGAGGTTGGTATTTCAAGATTGGATACAATTTGCCGATGAACCGGGAGTTGATATTTCCGGTCTAAGGATGAAACAGTTCGGTTTATGGGGAGATAGGCTTTATATTTGGGGAATTGAGGATAGAATTACTGTCATAGATACTTTTAGTTTCACTGCGAAAGAAGATGAGACTATTATTAAAAGCTGGTACAGGTTTCCGAGAGATAAAGACGGTGTGAAAATTTCATATCTTTCAGTTGATAGCGAAAGAATATATATGTACTCAAACGGAGTTGACCCGAACGCAAATATACCATTGTGTAGTGAGTTGCAAACAATACCATTGGGACATAAACAGAATACTGAATATGATAAGCGATACGATTCTCACGGTTGGCATAGTACACCAGCACGCACTCATCATAATTATAATGATGATGTTGCTATGCAAAACGGAGATTATTGGAGTGGGTGGAAAGGATTAAAAATTGGCATTCAAATGTCTTTAGTTT